TCCCACATCGCCCTCTACAAAGAAGCCATTTTTGAGGGGAGAAAGTTTCTGGCCGTGTTCGAGGACGATGCACAGCCTACGCCCCTATTCACGAACAAGAAGAAGCTTATGTTTGACCAAGCTGCCTTCTTGCCGTGGGATTTTTTGCACCTAGGCAGGCCCAGCCAAGAGCAGCGCGAGGGTTCGATTGAGGTGATAGGCACCGAGTGGAGCATCCCGGCGGGGGGTATCGTGAACTCCCATGCTTACATCATAAACGAAGACATGATGCAGTTCATGGTAAACCACTTCGCCCCCGAGGGAAAAGAGGCACCCTATGGCCCGCCCTACCACTTTGACCGAGCTATCAATATCGCCCTCGCGATAGGTAACTTTGGGGTTTACTACCCCACCCGCCGGGCCATGTTCCGGCAGGATAAGAGCTTGGAGACTGACATTCGATGGTAGCCAACTTCCAGAAAAGCATTCAAGCCGCCATCGACCGGGGTGTGCCTGCCGGGGAAGGTGGTTTGCGTAGGGTGGAACAAAACGGGAACCACCTCTATGGGCCACGCCTTCCACTTGCTTGGCCTCAAACACAAAGGATATGCCCATGGGAAGGCCAAGCAGGCAGCCCAAGGAAACGCCACCCCCTTCCTCAACGCCCTTTCCTACTTTGAATCGTTCGATGACTTGCCTTGGCACCTATTCTATCGGGAGATCGACCAGCTATGCCCCGGAAGCCTGTTTGTGAACGTAGTGCGGGAGCCGGGCGAATGGCTTGTTTCTTACCGCGCACACCGGGAAACGCAAAGGACCGGCATTGTCAGCCCGGAAATGGCAAACCTCCACGCCATGGCCTACCCAGACGAATACCAAAACCTATCCCCTGGCCAGCTTGTGGCCGCCTACCGAAAACGAAACCGGGAAGTCCGGGAATACTTTCGGGGACGGGCTGGCCAGTATCTTGAGCTCCCGTTCGATATGCTGGGGGATGCCATGTGGTGGACCTTGTGTAGCTTTCTGGGCCGTGATTACCCAGAGAAGCACTTCCCACAAGCAAACACACGCTCCCAGCGGGAAGCGGGGGCCTAGCAGCCCAGCCTCCTACGTGACCTTTCTTTTCTGCCAGCCACTCGGGGATCGCAATTTTAATGTCATCTCCGGGTTCCGCCTCGTAGGCAGCGGTCGGATCTTCGATCTCAGAAAGGGGCACCCATACTTCCTCCCCTTCGTAAACAACCAGCACCGCCCGGTCGGTTTGGTGTGACTTGGTGCATTCAAATTCGTGGTAATTGTCATCTGCCATGTCTTGAAAAGTGCCAGCAAACAGATTTTTTGTAAAGGGGAAAATGGTTTTTGCGAGTTTGACAACGGGACGGGCAGCGGACAAGCTAGGCTCATGGGATGCTGCCTTAGCAAAAGATCCCGGCCCAAAGGTTTCTCTGCCATGGCTAAAAGACACAAGCATAGAGCGCACCCACTAACCGGGGACGCACCGGAACCGTCTGATGGTTATCAGATGGCTCAAATTCTTTTAGCCCTTGGCATGGCGAACGCCGAAAGGGTCGCCGAGATATTACCTTCCGAACTTAGAACTTTCCGCTTCCTTTCTCATTGGAGCGTGGGGTCGAGAAGCGTTATGGTTACACACGACCGGGGGGGCCTTACCGACTTCTCAAATGCTCTTCCCAACCAAACGAAGGGGGAGTTTTCCAAGGTTGATTTTTTAGAATCACCCAGCAAGTGGGCAGCGGACGCCGCCAAGTGTGTGGCGGATAGTGGCAAGGAGTTTGAAGTGATCCACTCCTTGGCCATGCAAAGCCTCCTCTTCCCTGTTTTGGAAAAGTGCCTTTCCGATCTCTCGGGCAGCCTAAGCCCCGGCGGGGTGATTGTCCTTGCGTTGAAGGTATCTTCCCTTCATGAAAAAAGATCCAAAAGAAGGCACCGTGCCGAAGCCATTTTCCGGGCAGCGGAAAACGCCGGGCTTTTAGCCCACTTTTTACCAATGGCCTACCCCGGAATCTGGGATGGCCGAGCTTTTGTGGTATTCCGCAAGCTTTGAAAACTTTTCAAAATTATGAACAGCACTGACTCTCTACAGCGACAAATTGACACCCAGCAAAAGAAGGCCCGCGACATAGCTGCTATGGTCCAGCGATTACAGGAGGCACTAAAGAAGGCCCAACCCTTTGTCGAATACCCGGCAGGCCAGCACATCTTCACGGAACAGGTGACGAATGATATGGGGTGGAAACCTGACCCCGGAGATTTGCCTAGCCGGGCGGAATACTATTTTGTGAAGTCCTTTATGAGTGGGGACGGGCTGGTAATTGGTGCCATCATGCAACGGCCCGGATATGACCCCATCCACATGGGGGAGACTGACCCCAACTCCGAAGATATTTACGAGACGGTGATTCACTAATCACGGCTTTCACGCTATACCGCCCGACCCGTGGAAGGACAATCACCAAAACCTAACAAAAGGAAAATGCCCGAGAGCATACGGAAGTCCCGTATGCTGGACATTCACCGAAGCCCGGAAGAGGCGAAAAGGCAGCGGAAGCAACGGGCCGCCCGGATTGTGGTAGCCAATAAACGCCGCCTTCTGGAAGCACTTCACAAAAACTTGGGCAATGTCACCCTATCTTGCGAAGCCTGTAAACTACACCCCAGCACCTTCTATCGCTACCAGCGCAACGACAAGGAGTTTGCCAAAGCGGCCGAAGCGGTGGAAAACACCGCCCACGATTTTGTCGAGGGGCACTTGATGAAGAACATTAAGAACGGGAATGCCCAGTGCCAAATCTTCTACGCCCGGACACGGATGCGTCACCGTGGCTACGGTGAACCGGACAGGACACCCAACGACCCAAACACCACGAACATCACCGCCGGGGCCGGGGGGCAGGGCCTAGACCTTTCCTCCATTGAAGATGAAATCCCGGAGGACTCTATTGATGATATTTTGGAAATGGTAGCCAACGAACGGGGCAAAAACAGAAGGAACCAAAACAAGAACGGCGGATGACCAAGCACGGAAAGAAAAAGCTGGCCGCCCTTATTAAACTGGCGAGGACGGATTTCATTTCCTACGTCCTGCTCTTCAATAACCCCCAAACTTCCGACTTTTGCATGTCGAAGCTTCACCGCTTCCTTGCCCGGAAGGTGCAAAAGGTGGTTGACGGCGACACTAGCCCTTTGCAGGCGGTATCAGTTCCCCCCCAGCACGGAAAATCGACTATCCTATGCAAAGAGGCCATGTCGTGGATCATGGGCCGAGATCCGGGGATTAAGGTAGCCATCACCGGGCACCGATACGATTTGATGGTTCGTTTCTCCATGGAGGTGAAGGATCGGACACAGCATCCACTTTATAAGCTAGTCTTTCCCGCCGCTGGATCGCCTTTGTCGGGAAGGGACCGTGCTGGGGAGTGGGAACTCCATAATGGCTCAAGCTTAATCGCAAAATCAGCAGGATCAAAACTCACAGGTGATCGCGTGGACTTCCTTGTGGTGGACGATGCCCACGCCGGGCGGGCCGAAGCCGAATCAGAGACCCAACGTAACCGGGTTCGAGATTGGTATTTTGCGGATTGCGTTTCCCGTTTGGCCCCCGGTGCCAAGGTGTTCATGATTGGCACCCGGTGGCATCCAAAAGATCTCATCGGCAGAATCTCTGACCCCGATTATGTAAACACCCTCAAGGATTCCGGTCATGCCGACATGGTGTTTAAAATCACAAACCTCCCGGCTTTGGCAAGGAAGGGAGATCCGCTGGGCAGGAAGCCGGGTGAGGCCCTTTTCCCGGAAGTGCGGAACCGGAAGTGGCTCCTAGGTGTGCTGGCATCAATCCCGATTTACGAATGGCGTTCCCAGTATCAGGGAAATCCTCAGTCGATTACCGAGGGGCAAACGGATGTCTCCAAGCTGAAAAGAATCAAGCAAGAGCAAGTCCCCATCCAGCTTCCAAGGATCAGGGGGTGGGATTTGGCCCTCACGGAGAAGCAAACATCCGACTTTTCAGTGGGTGCCCTTTGCGCCTACGACCGTGAGACTGAGGACTTTTATATCGTTCACCTTTTCCGAAAAAAACTATCGTGGTCCAAACTAAAGCCCAAACTTTTGGCCCTAGCCCGGCGGGACAAGAAGCAGTTCAACGCCAACCGGATGGGCGTCGAGGCCGTTGGTGGCTTTGAGATTGGATTGCAGGAGTTGCGGACGGCCTTATCCGGCGAGGTGAAAATAGAAAAACGGAACCCCGGAAAAGGGGGAAAGCTTATGCGGGCGCAAGACTGGCTCAACGCTTTGGAGGCTGGGAAGATTTTCCTTTGCCGGGGTGATTGGAATAAGTCATTTATCGACGAGCTTACCGAGTTTCCCGAGGGAGAACACGATGACCAAATCGACGCAATATCCATCGCGTGGGAATCGCTGGTTCGGAAGCAAAAGTTGCTCTATGCGTAGGATGACAAACGTGCTAAAAGTTGAACCTCTACCTAAACCAATGGACTACCCATGCGAACCCGAGGGCCGAGTGCCCCTTTTCCGAAAGACGATAAGGCCCTACGAAGTAGGCACCCCCCCAAGGCTTATGACGCCCGAGCAGAAAGGGGAGAGCAAATACTCGGCCATGCTTGATGACCTGACCATCATCTTGGCCTGCTTTAACCGCCCGAAAAAGTTGAACTTCCTGATGGAGGGTATTCGCGAGCTATTTCCGGCCGTGAATGTGGTGGTAGCCGATTGCTCTACCCGACCCACGGTGGCCAAGCTGGCCCAGACCCAGAACTGGCCCTCGAACCACACCGTTGTCCGGGCCAAGGTGGCCAACCTCTCCGCCGCAAGAAACGCCGCCCTTGCCGTAGTCTCCACCCCCTGCTTTTGCCTT